AATAATCTTCCTAAAAAATTAAGTCCATCTTTATTCCAAGATGGATTCTTCATAGTGAAGATTAATAAAGTTGACCGACTTTGTTTGCTAGTTTTACTAACCTTTCACTAATTTTTTTCATAGCCGTATGAGTTCGTTTCCAATAGGATGTAGAATCAACTCCTATTTCGTTCTTCAATCTCACATTCATTTTAACAAGTTTATCTAACTCATTCAATTTATCTCGAACCTCTCTCATTGAATACCCAATTTTTTGTTTAGGTGTGAGAGATTCATCATTTCTGTAATCGTGGTATTTACCTTCGGTTACTTTTGTATACCCAAAAACAGCTGGATTTTTATGACCATTTTCATATCCAGCTTTTTTAATTTTTTTTGAATTTTTCTTACGAAAAGCCGCTGGTGTTTTAGGTGGGCCTTCGCCTCCATCAATATTACCAGTTACGGAAGCTTCAGCTAATTCTTGTTTAATTAATTCTCTAATATATTTTCTTAAAAGTTCAACTCTAACTTTTGTGGACATTTTCAATCTCCTTAACTAATTCATAATATCTCATCAAAGTTAAAACTTGTTTTTCATCAACTACTCTACCTTTTGTTAAATTACCAATTTGATTAACAGCTTCTGTTAATTTTATTTTTGTAATTTTATCTGTAACTTTTGGTAGATGTATACTTAATGTTTTCTTAATTTTAATAACTTCTGAATCTACGAATTCTCTTAAAGAGTTTGTATTACTTATATTATTAATATAATGTTTAAGTAAACTTTTTTGTGATTCATTTAATGTTTTGTATTTTTGATTAAACTTATCTACAAGAATTTGATAAGCTAGTAATCTTAAATCTTTATCTTTTTTAGTATATTCACTTAATACTTTTTCTTTTATTTCCTTGTCACTAATTTTTTTACTTGTAATATGTTCTAAAACTGTAAATTTAGAATTAACAACTTGTTCTGGATTAAAAACTGTAGGTGATGTCTGTGCTTGAAATACATTATAAATTGAAGCTAGTAGTCTATAATTTGAAATACGACCATTGAAAAAATCACTTACATTATAATTTTCTTTTATTTCTCTAATTAAGTTATATTTTTCATTACGAAGTTTAGTACTACTTAACTTTTGTCTTGATTCTAATACAATATCTATTAAATTACTAGCTCTACTTTCAGATTCACAATATTTTTCAGAAAGTATACGATATAATTGAAGTTCTTTTCCTAACTCGGTATTTTCATTAAAATATTTTTTAACTATTTTTACTGATTTAGTACTTTTTCCAGCTAGTACATCGGCTGTAATCTGTCTTGTTAATAATTCAAAAAGAATACTTGTATTCTTTATTTTAGAATGTTTCAATTTCCGAGCCATTACAAAATACTCCAATATTTAATTATATTTACTCATAAATAAATATAAAGTTACATAATAATTAGTCATTTGATGTATCGTTAGTTAAAGAAGTTACTTCATTTTTATATTCTTCTTCAACCTCTGACGTTTCATTTATAAGTTTTACATCATTTTTACCAAACTTCATTGACTTTTTTAGTTTATCATAGTGTGCTAATGCTAAAGGACTACCATATTTAGGAGCTCCACTACCACCTTTTTTCTTATCGTGAGCTCCAAGAGGGTCTCTACCTCTTGCACCACTATCTTTACCATATTTATCAGCTTCTTTAGGACGACCAGCACCATCCCAACCACCTTCAGGTGAACCACCTTCATCTTCTAACTCATGTCCAGTTCTACCCATTGCCATATCTGATGGTGACCCTTGTGATTGGCCACTCTGAGCTGGATCATTTCCTTCATTTTCTATTTGACTGCGACGAAATTTTTGTTTATAATCAAATACAATACCTTCATCTTCTTCTTTAATTTCATCATCTGTAAAGCCAAAAATATTTTTATAAATCCATTTTGAAGAAACTAATCCATCTTGTATCATCGAAGATGCTAAAGAAGTTTTATTATTCCACAATTCAACTTTTTCTTGTTCATAAATTGTAGATGGATTTGTCAAATCAAGTTCAAAGTTTACTAAGTCTGAATCTTGATAACCTTGTGCATATAAATGAACAATAGCAATCTTAGTTAATTCTGATAAAGTTATTCTTTGTATACGTTCAATAGTTCTTGCAAATCTTACATCTTCAGCGGCTAAAGTTGCTTTAGAACCAATTGATTCCTCATAACCTAAAAACGCTTTTGGTATTCTCAATGAAGATAAAAGTTTATTTTTCAAATACTCAATATCTTCTGTAGCTTCATAAGTTAAACCTGGAAGAGATTCAATACCTGTTCCACTATCTCCACCTCTAACAGGTAAGAAAAAATCTTCTGTAATATTCTGCATATTATATTTTAGATTATAATCACCAGTATCTTCATCTACAACAGGTGCTTTCTTCATTTTATTAATTACTTGTTGCATATAGTTATCAACTTCATTAGGTGGAATATTACCAATATCTAATTTGAATATTCTTTTTTCAGGTGCTCTCATAATTCTATGTATTAACATAGCGTCTTCCATAAGAGTTAATTGTTTCCAAATTTTACGACCACCTTCAATTTGTGATTTACCATATGGTAAATAATTAGAATCAGAAAGTAATCTAAAATGTGCTACTTCATAATTTTCTAATTCTTCTCTTGTAGCAGACCTTTCAGGTTTATATCTATGTTGAGAAGTAGTTGATTCAATTAAAAATTTGATATACTCTGGATTTTCTGGGTCTAATCCTTCTAATCTTGACACATCATAAACTGATAACGGGACTACATTAATAATACCATATTTTTCATCAATTTCTAACTTTAAAAAGAAATCACCATACTTACACATATTACGAACCCAAGGCCACAAATTAAATTCTATGTTTAAAATATCATAAAATAAATTATGTAATATTTGTTTAATCTGATCATTATCTGTTTTTATTTCTAAAACGTCACCATACTCAGATTTCATTGTGGATTCGTCTGCATAAATATCAAGTGCCGAAGAAACAATCGCATCACTATCCATTGACTCATAATCTTTGAAAAGATTTAATCTCATTGACTTAGTTAATAGTGAATCTGAATATCCACTTAGGCCAGCACCAGTGAATATCTTCTGATATCTATCAATAAGATTATTTTTTGCTATAGATTGTGTACGACTTGTATCGGAAACTTTTAATCGTTTTCCCCCTACGTTTCTAACAATTACATTTGTTGAAAATAATCGTCTTAATCTATTAAATAGACTTGTATCAGCCATTTTTTACCTCTTTAGTTAATTAACCATTCTAATGATTCTTGAGTTTGACCATTTTGCCAAGTCCAAGAATCGTTTTGATTATCTGTTGGTATATAAACACCTTGATTTGATTTGACACTACTAATTGCTTTCTTTTGTAGTTCTATACCTTCAGCTCTTAATCTCAACGCTGTTTCTCTTATCCATAATCCCATACCATAAGACATTACTAAATCATCATTGTAACCACTCATAGCTTCGGCTCTACTACCGTTATATATAAATACAAACAACTCATCAATTAATCTTTGTGAATATACAGTTACCAATCTTTCTCTAAAAAATTCTTCTAATTTTGCGACAACTAACGGTCTTGTTTTTTGTGTCAAAGTAAATCCTGGAATTAATTGTTTTTCCATTCTATTAATTTTATTATTAACTTGTCTATGTACATCAACTATCTGTAAATCTTTACTCATATAAAATAAATTTTCATATTCTCTATCAATACATTGTTGTATTGCTGCCCAACCAATATTGTTATTCTCTACAACAAGTAATGCATTATTATATTCAGTAGCTATATTAACTAATAAATTACCATAATCTCTTGTAGACATTCTACCTTTATATTCGGCCACTTGTTCTAAACTTTCTACATCTAAAACGTGAAATGCAGAATAGTCTGTTGCATCACCACGACTTACATCAGCACATACTATATAATCTTTTGTATAATTTGGGGGCTCCCATATCCAAACATTACTATCAATACCCCTCTTCTCAATTGGTTCTTTAACTTGTGTAGTTCTATATTCTTCTAAAATAACACCATCAATTACAGATTGACCAGAAGTAATAAAATCACAATCACATTCTTGTGCAGCTAATGAAGGCCCTAATAATTTGTCTTGTTCATCTCTCCAATCTTGTTTTCTTTCTGGGTGAACAGTCCAATGAAGTCTTGTAAAATTAAATTCATTCAAACCATCTTCGGCATCCATCCAAGTTTTGTGAAACCAATTACCAACACCATTTGGTGTAGATAATGCTATACATTGACCACCTGTTGATAACGTCTGAGATGCAGCTGCCCATATTGTATCAATCTTATCAATAAATGCAGCTTCATCTAATATCAATAAAGATAATGCTTCAGAACGACCAGCGTCATCACCACTCGATACAGCTTTTACTTGTGAACCATTCTTATATCGTAAGCTTAATTTATTATCTTCAACACATTTTTGTTTTAACCAACTTGGTAAGTTTGCATGCATCACACGAACCTTTGTTACCAAGTTTTTTGCTACTTCTTGTTTCGTAGCAATTACCAAGATATTTTTATCTTGATGAAACGTCATCATCCATAAAGAATATCCCGCAGTTAATGTAGATATACCTAGTTGTCTAGCCTTTAAAATTATATTAAACCTATGTTGTACAAAATCTTCTATAGTTTCTTCTTGAAAGTTGTATAAATTAAAAGGTATTTTTCCTTTTATTGGATGTTGAATCATACAATACTTTTTCAAGAAATAAACAGGGTCTGAAGCACATTTTACGTACTCCTGTTTGATTACATCTTTTAATTGTCCTTTTGAGTTACGTTTCATGTTAGTATACTACGTGTACAGTACAACTTCCACTTATTTTTTGAACGCCTATTTCATATAATTCTTTTGCGGTAACATCAGATGTACTTATATCTCCACCATCTGTTGCAGTAATTACACCAGTACCCGCCGTTTTAACTATAAATCCACTTGTACCTGCTAAAGAACCAGTAAGGTGTTTAACACCATGGGCCGCTGCTATAGTTACTGTTTGTATTTTACTGAATCTTGCATCATCTTTAATTGTTGCAACTGTTCTATTTGACGCACCAGCTATATCGGTTCTACCTTTATTACCACTTGTTATAGTTGACATTATTTTCTCCTTATAAAATTATTAGTATCCTGTATATAAATATACTAGATTAAAGATTCTTCTATTTTTTCCAAATGTTCCAACGCATCATCAGCTTGTACTTTAAGTTTTTCAAAATTCATATCCCATTTTTCTTTTTCAACTGAATATCCATCAGGATTAATTTGATTAAAAATTGTTGGAGCTGATTGTTTTTTAAAGTCTTTAATACTTTCTTTTTGTTCTTTTATCCAAGATAATTTATTTGCTATTACTTTTTTTGTAGCCCATTCATCATATTCACCACTTATTCTTAATTTATTTTCTACCTCTATTTGACAATTAAAACAATGTTCATATAAATACCACATTTTTTCATCTAATCGTTTTTTCATCACTTTTTTACAATCAGGACAAAACCAAGGCATTCTTGCACTTTTAGTTATCTCTAATTTTTCATCAATTCTTTTTTGTTCCTCTTTAGCTTCTTCCTTTAACTTCTTTTTAAATTCTAAATCCTCTTGAGCTACAATAATTCTTTTTTCGGGTGTTTCTCCCCTTAAAATTGATTTAAGTGCTTTATTTTGTCTTTCATTCTCTCTACTATATCCTGCCATAATTACTCCTATATTTGTGGTGTATCAGTTGACCAAGTTGGAAGTGCTGTAGTATCTCCAGAAATGGCTCCAAAAGTTCCGTGATTACCCTCTCCTGATAAATCTTCAACCGTAGTTCCACTACCTTCTTCAAATCTCCAATATCCAACTAATCCAGAATCTCCTGTTAAATCATTTGGTGT